CCTTGAATAACACTAAACGCTTGTCCTGCCATTCTAATTTTTTGTTCCTTAGCTTGACGTTCAATTGCTTCTTCTTTTTCTACTCTTATCTTTAAATCTTTTATTAACTCTTCGTTTGTTTCTTTATTAATCTGTGTTATTAAATCTTTTTTTCTTTGCTCTCTTTCTCTTTCTTTTTTGAATTGGTCTTCAATATTTATAGGCTCTAATCTTAATGCATCTGTTTCCTCTTGCATTTTTAAACGTCTGTTAAAGCTTTCTTCCCATGTTTCCTCCTCTTTTTTAACTTGTTCTTTTAATTCTTTATGTTGTTCTTTATATCCTTCTCTTTGTTTTCTTAAAGTAGATATATTTAGCTCCTCCTGTCTAAGTTTTAATTCGTCGTTTTGGTCTTTTTTAGCCTTTAAAATTGCGTGTCTTTGCGCTTGTAGGTCTTTGTATTCTTTGTTTAAAGCTTTAGCCCTGTCCCAATCTTCATCTACATACGCCTCGATGTACATGTTTCGCTTATCTTTAAGCAATTTATCAAGCTCTGCAACCGTTCTTTGTTGTACTTCTACACGTTGCTTTTGACCTTTTTTCTCTATGTTTAATAATTCTTGTTCACTTGCACCTTTTGCACGTGCCAAACGTAACTCAGCATTAATATTTTTATCAATTTGCTCAGTGTTTTTTTGATATTTTATGTTTGCTTGGTCAATTTCATGGTTTAAAGCATTTTGTCGACGTTCTAACTCTTTAGTTCCATCAATCCATTCCATTATTTTTGGTAATAAAAAGCCTATTGTCACTACCAAAGCTCCTATACCAGTAGCTATTAATGCGCCTTTTAACGTTGCAAACGCTGCGACAACTTGGTTCTTAACAACCGAAGCTAACTGAATGAATGAATCCTTTGCACCTCCTAAAGCTTGCAATCCTTCAGCTAAAGCCATTGCACTCTGAACCTTCAAAAGTTGCTCTTCTACTTTCTTACTTTCAATACCTACTAAACCAAGCGCACCCTGATAAGCAGCAAATCCACTCGCGACACCACCTAAAGATGAAGATAACGCTTTAAATTTTGCATCAGGGTTAAAGGCATCTGTTAACGCTGTTGCTTATTCTATTTGGTCTTTTAATTCCGCTGCTCTTTTCGCTGCGTTGGCTGCCTCTTTTGATGTTACACCAAACTGCTCAGACAACCTTGCAACTTCCGCTTGTGCCTCTCTAAGCTGTGATTTAAGCGACCCTAAATTATTCTTAACCTCTAACTCTATTATTTTCTTTTCTGCCATCTCTCAGCTTGTTTTAATAATAACTCTCTTTTCGCTTGTTTGTAGCTTTCACGCACGGAAGTAGTGTATTTATATTTCCCTTTAGCGATATCGATAATTTCGCTTTGTCCGTAGAAGTCGTTTGACTTTAATAGTTGAATAATTGTATTAAGCATCTTGATAAATTGTTGCGTAAATTTCTCCGTTACGAAAAACGTTTTTTATTTTTGGTTCTCCAGTTGTGTTTTCTAACAATATCAATGTTATTAATTGACTCTCTGGATAATCATTTGCTTCATCATCAAAAAATATTTCAACGGTTGTCTCTCCATTTGACAAAAAAACAGGAATCTCAATTGTTCCACCCGCCGCAGGTTGTACGGGTATATTAATGTTAGTAACTGCCCTAAAATCGTTTATTAAAGCTAAATCCACATCGCCTGTAGTTAAGTTAACTTTCATTTCGTTTATGATATATCTTTTATCTCGAATAATTAACCTATCATTTAATTTTAACGATGTAAGTAATGAAATAGGAAATAAAGCTTTGACGTTGGTTATTCTGTTTTTAGGATTGAAAAGATTTTGCAAATAACTTCCATAATATTGCGAGCACAAAGAATTGTTAATTGTTGCACCATTAAACGCACTTGGCTCAGTTGAAAAATGATTTGAATACACCGCATTGTTGTATGTTATCTGATTACATAACGGTCTGTAGGCGGTTATTAAATTAGTTGCTGATCCATCGTTAAAATAAAACGAAGTAGTTTGATAAGAATCTAAATAAAGTAAAATTGGATTGTTGTCGTAGCTTTCAGTTGCTGTATCTTCATCTAATAAATATGCTCTTGGTGGCTCATTAACGTTGGTTATATTTTCTTTTACAAAATAAATATTTTCAAACGGTACGTCAACTTTATATTCCTCTCCATCGTAATTCGCAAATGACTCTTTAACGTTTCCAAATTCTCTCGTTGCATTGGTAGTTTCGTTAAAATATCTTTCATTCAAATAAATTTCTGATTTCTCGTAGTTAAAAGATATTTCTTTGTAAAGCTTATGTCGTTCGATAGTTATTTCATCTGTATCTACATATTTAGTAACATCAATTACTGCTCCTTTAGTATACCAATCATCTAAAGGTTCAACTTGAAAGTTGTCAACTGATGTAGCGTAGCATGTTAGATTAAACATTTTAAATATACCTCTTAAAAAGTCGCTAATCTTTATATTAGGTGCGTACACCGACGGGTCAACATAAGGGCTTGTAAAAGTAACCGCTCCACTACTTGCCGTGTTCGTTACAAAACCAGAAAGTATTACACCACTCCATGTGTTTTCGTAAATTTGATATTTAAAACCAAATGATACTGTTGCTGTTCCTGCTGTCGATGCTCTTAATCTAAACTTTACATTAAAAGCAGTAAATGCAGTGGCGTTACTAAATACAGTTTCAGAACTCCCTACTTTTATTTCTGTTGTCTTAACAAGTTTACCATCTTGAATAGCATCAACAAATAACCTTATTCCCGCTGTTGCAATTGTAAAATTAGCTGTTATAGTTAAATTTTGAGTTAGATTTATATTTACTTTTGTAGGGTCTTGAAGTATAAAATTAGTACCTGTAATACTTGAGAAAGTTACATCTTCCGACTCGCTATAAGCTAAAAAGTCTTTACCACTCTTTAACCATAAAAACAACTCAGTAAATAACTTTTGATTAAAGAAATTTGAGTTAAATGATACCCCAAAATCAGTTTGTATAGCTTCAAAAATACGCTTCACTTTCAATGCGGGAAACAATTCATTGTAAACAATAGCCCCAGCAGTTGTATCAATACAAGTACTCGTTCCTAAACCATATGTCCAATGTCTTTTTGATGTGATTAAAGGAAATTCTAAATCGTTTGACGCCGTGTTTATAATCCTTCCCCGAACATTTGACCCGCTGTAATTCATTCCATATGAGCGTAAATCTAAATCCTTTAAAGTCTTATCCCCAAACTTATCCTTAAGGCTCGTTAAATCGCCGTAAAACGTAATAGAATAGCTTTCAACACGTCCTTTTACTTCGTTAGAACTCTCGATTGATATCTTTCCACTCCTAAATGGAATCGTGCCTATCTCGATAAATGCGTTACGTCTTATGTTAGGGTTGTTGACAGCATTAACGTCTGTTTGATAAAAGTGTTCAAATAGTCTATTATTATGCGGTGAAGCAGGAATAGTGAATGACTGAGTAAAGTCAGTATATACCTTTGCTAAATCTTGAATGTTTTGAATAGAACTATTAATCTGAATCTCTTCATCATTAAATAGCTCTAACTTTTCGTAGTTATCAGCAGTAACCTCGATATATACATCAACTTTTCTCATTATACAACACTATTAATTAAATCATACGCAAATTCAAACTCTAAAGAATAATTGATTTGTTTTGTGTTGATTGATTTGTTTAGTTCAATCGACTTAGTTTTAAGGATAGCGGGCTTTTCATCTACCAACACTTTTTCACTTAACATCAATTGTTTTAAGTTGTCTTTAAAATCTTCTTCAACCCATCCACTATTGACCTTAATACTTTGAATTCCGTTTTGATTGTAAGTCGTTCTTTGCCCACCTGTTAAGCTATAATTGTACGGCTGCATTAAGTTGTAATCTTTATTTGTCACCTCAATATTATCGTTCGACGCTTTAAAGAAAAACTCTCTTTGAAACGCTCCGTATTTATTTATGAAGTCAACCTTTACGGGTGTGTATAAACACTCTTCAACAGGCTTAAAAGTCCATGTAGCTTGCATTACGTTTGAACTATTTAAAACCTCAACTGTATATTCTTTTGTAAATTCTGAATTATAGCAACGTGGTACATAATACCAGCCTAAAGATAAAGATGAACTTAAATAAACAATAGCATCTGTTTGATTAGTCCAACGAATTTTATCGTTTGATGCAGCGTAAACCATAATAAAACCCGCATTACTTCCACTATGATAATAATAAGTTTTTTGGTCTAACAAGTAATTGCCACCGCTATAATTCACACCATTCGCAAACTCAGTATATCCATCCGTTGCGATATAATCAGTTGTATCAATTAATGATTCAGTATTTCCAACGGTCTTATATCTCTTTACTCTTACATTTACCTTTTGAACACTACCATAAGAACTTGTTAACGTTGTAATATTTGAATATACCGTATGGTCAAAATATTCACGTATGTACGGTGCAATGTCGTAATATGTAGCAGGAGCGTTTGATGCAGGAATAGCTTTACTTAAGTTATATTGCGGAGTCCCACTAAACGTCGTCGCACTAATAAATAACTCTATTCGTGTACTAACTTGACTCGCTTCGTTAATTGTAATAATATACGGTGACCTTGCTCTAATCATTTTGGTTGTTTAATTGAGTAGTTAAATATCTTTTCTAAATCTATTTTCAAATCATTTACTAATTCTTGCGGTAAACGTTTGTAAGCTGCCTCAAATGGTTTAGTAAAAAACAAAGTAGGTCTTAACCCTTTAGCGTAAATAGATTTTGTAATTATCCACGCTGTAGAGTCATAACTCATAAACTTGCCTTGCTTATCTTTGAACTGAAATTTACGTGCTTTAACCCAACGTTGTATACCTTCGGTCAATCCTCCCTTCTTACCTTTGCCACTTCCAAACTTGTACGGTGAGTTAGGGGCTTTCGCACTTGAACGTTTACCTTTTACACCTTTGTCTTGATAGTTTCCATACTCCTCCATCTCAAAGCTTAACGAATACCCCTTAGCGTAAACCTTCGCTTGACCTTTTAAAGAGTTGTATAACTTCCGTGTGTTGTTATGCGAACCAAAAGGCGCACGTCCTTTCGTTAAATTGGTGCGAGCTTGTTTAATTACATAAGTTTTAAACTTATCTAAAGCCTCTTGTAAGCCTGATTCCCTTAAATCTGCTAACATATTGTCATTTCGTTTGGTGCTAATATGTCGAATGTCATTGTCCAACCTGCAACCGCATCTGTAAATCGGTCAACAAAGGGTTCACAACTTGCTGTGTCGTCTAAGACTTCGTAGCCTAAATCGTAAATATCACCACGTCTTACACGTTCAAATATCCTATTTAGTATGCTTAACGTTGTGTTTAACACGTCATCCTCATTGTCATTACCTTTAAATATATCCGTTACATCGTCTTTACTTATGTCAACTATTGACATCATAACCAAAGATATGTTATAAACCGTTGTATTGCCTCTAAACGCTACATCGTTAAATATAATGTGGCACAATGGGTACATGTCTTGCTTTGCATTGGTTATTTTATCAAGGCTTCCCTTAGTTACTCTATTCACTAATGGGTCAGCAAGTATTGAATCGTGTAATAAAGTAGATAGATTATAGTAATTTTTCATGAGACTTCTTTAATTGATTAACTTCAATCTTTGATTTTTGTTGTTCGAACGTTAGAAATGTCAAACATTGATGAAGTCCCAACGCTGTAACTTCGTCAAATCTTCTAATGTCTCCTTGAGCAACGTGATAGATTGAACTATACCATCCCCATTGCTTTGAGAATTGAACATTTTCTGAATACGGGTTTTGTTCTTCATTTTCTCCAAAGAGGACAGCGTACTGCTTATTAATTCTATTCCTAAAGTCCAAAAAAAAACCGAAGCAGGTAACACAACGTCCAAAGGTGCGTATTTAAGAACCTCTGAATAACTTAAATCCCCTCGGTAAGGTTCTATTTCATATTTGCCTTTAACATCTTTTACAATCGGTCTGTACATCACCGCTAAAGATTTGTGTATGTTTTGAAAATCCCCAATGTTAGCCTCGATATCAATGTACTCTCCCCAACTTATTTCTTCAAGGTCAGGAATAAATCCAAACTCAACATCGTTCAATTTGAATCTATGTTTGAAGTCTGTCTTTTCGTTAAATATTTTATTAAAGTGTTGGACCAACTCTATTACGGTTGAAGCTTTCATTTTAACAACTTCTTTAAGTTCTAACCCGCAAAAGATTTCAATCATTTTTTGAAATACAAACTCTTTATCATCCGAATTGTTAAGTGTTAGCATATACTTCTGATACCTATCTAAACTAATCTCAGATAGGTTGGAAGGTATTTCAATCTCTACTTTCATCTTACTTGTAATACTTTTGCTTTTACACCTTTCCAATATTTCAACGTTGCTTCAGCTTTCGCTACCTCATTATCTATTGACTCAACACATGGGAACTTCCAATCGTTACCATGTTCGTTTTTATAAGCCTCAGCAACCTTAACTGCGCTTTCGTTAATCATTTGTCGTAATGACTTTGGTTTATCTAATTCCATCTAATTCTTCTTTTAATTGTTCAATTCTATTATTCAAATATTCTATTTCTTGCAATATTACTTCGCTTTTAGTTAGAAATCTTACACCTAACATTTCGCTATCAACATGTGTGAATCCTTTTTCTTTTACAATGCTTAAATGAATTATTAATTCGTCAATGTTTTTAACTAAAGTTTTGTATTTATACATGTCACCTTCAAAAACATCCCATTTAAATATTGAGTCTTTTTCTCTTAATAATCTACTACCTGATTCCATATTTTCCTCTATTTGGGTTTGCTAATTGGTAACTAACTGCATAGCGTAAAGCATCTAATCCATGATTGAACTTATCAATCGGAGTTTCGGATTTCTTTTCAAGCCAGCAATAGTTATTTAATTCTTTTATCAAATCTACGGAATTTTCGTCAATAATAAGGTCGTAATCTTGTAATAAACTTATCCCATATTTTACTGAGTCAGCTCCTTTAATTGTCGGCACTATATTTAAACCATGCGCTTTTAATTCTGTTATTAGCCTTGGCTCTGCGTTATCAGCAACTATTAAATTATTTCCTGCAAATTGTTTATTTAATTGCGCTAATTGTGATGTAGTCAATCCTGTTTGATAAATGTGCAGTCTAACATAAATTATCTTTCTTGTTTTATCTATTGACGTTTCAATAAGTGTTGATGGATCTGTACTAAATCCGTAATCCTGACCAAAGACACTTCCATTATCATTATTAAACTTGCCTATATTCCAATTAGTAAATATAACACCTTCGGCTTTGTCTAACCATCCACCAAGTATGGTATGTTTATACTTGTCAGGACGTCGTTCTTTTATCGTTTTTATTTGATTTAAGAAACTTTCTGAAAGGTTGTCTATGTTATCCTGATAAGTTGTGTGTATGTACGTTGTATCGCCTTTAATTGTATTGACTCCAGCTTCAACTCCTCTACTCTCAAAAAACTTTTGATAAATAAAATGTTCTTTTGTGGCAGGATTAAGTATAAGAATAACTCTATTTTGAATGTCTTTATGTCTTATCGAATAATCAATCTTATCAAATGTATCTTCATCGGTTAGCTCTTCAGCTTCATCTAACACCCATGTAGTAACACCAGCCAATGATTTTAAGTT